ACCTATGTGGATGGCATGGCGGCAAGCATGGCATTCGATATTTGGATCAGTGGCCATAAACGCCACGTCGGTATCAATTCCAAGCTGATGACACATGCAACCTCATCCTTTGAATGGGGTACGGCAAAGCGAATGCGCCAATGTGCTGACATGCTTGACAAGTTTGACGACACAGCCATTGCGACATTTTCAGCCGTGACAGGCATGGAAGAAACGGAAGTCCGGGAACGCTTTTACGACTATGAAGACCACTGGATGACAGCAAAGGAAGCGGTTGAACTTGGTTTGGTTGCTGAAATTGACAATTACCAGGCGGTTCAGGCAGTCGAAGAACCCGAAAAAATGAGCTTCCGGCAGTTGCTGGTAGCCGCTACACGGGTTGCAATGCCCGATCCGACAGAGGAAGAAGAATCGGAAGAAGAAAACGAAAAAGAGGCCGCAAAGCCTGAAAATAATTGGCGGGTTGCGCTAATGCCCCACCTGCTCATTCAATCACAAATCAAAATTTGAAACGCAATGCGTGACGAGAAAACATTAGACGAGCTCCGGGGCGGGTGCTATTCGGCCATGACCGCGCTCACAAAAAAAGCCGCTGATGAAAAGCGGGCAATGACTACCGAAGAGAACGAGCAATGGGAAAAGCATTATGCAGAAATGCGGTCCTACGAGGCGGAAATTTCAAAGCTCCGGGTTCAGGCTGAAATTGACGCACAATTGAATACGCGGGAATCTGAATTCACTTTCGGGCAAGATGAGAAAAAAGCGCAAACCGAAATGCAGCGGTATTTCGAGCGCCTTTTCTCTGAAACTGCACCGCGAATGACCGAAGCCGAAGCCAGACGGTTGTCAAAATCTCCGGTTCGTGCTCAAAACTCCACAGCTACCAACGCACAGGGACAATATACCGTCCCTCAGGAATTTATTCGGATGCTCGAAGTATATCTGAAAGCATACGGCGGCATGATGCAGGCTGCATACACGCACAACAGCACACGCGGCGGTACACTTCGCCTTCCAACGGTTGACGATACAGTTTCTACCGGTGGATGGCAAGCAAAAGAACGTAGCAGCGGACTGACGGCCAACGCCTTCACTTTCGGAGAAGTTACGCTTGCGGACCATACTTGGGCTGATATGGTTACACTTACCTGGGAGTTGATTCAGGACGAAGATGTTGATTTTGTCGCATCTCGTTTGGCTGAACTGTTTGGCGTTCGCGCAGGTCGCGCACTCAACTATTCCTACACACGCGGCGATGGCAGTGGAGAGCCTACGGGCATCCTTGCGGCTTCCGGCGGTGCTGCGACCGGCAAAACAACTGCATCGGGTACAGCGATCACGAAAAGCGAAATCATTGATCTGGTCCACTCTGTTGATCCAGCCTACCGGATGGGGGCAAAGTTCATGCTCAATGACGCAACGCTTGCTTACATCTTGAAACTGGACCAGACGACCAACGTGGCGCCAATCTGGCAACAGTCTTTTCAGGATGGCGTACCGGGTCGAATCTTGGGATACGAATACGTTGTCAACCAGGATTTTCCAACCATCGCAACAGGTCAAAAAACCATTGCATTTGGCGACTGGTCGAAATACTACATCCGCAACGTGAAAGGCTTCAATATCATCCGACTGAAAGAACGCTTTGCAGATCAGATGATGGACGGCTTTTTGGGCTGGCTGCGTACCGATGGCAAGTTGGTGAACACATCGGCAATTAAATTGCTGGTACAAGCATAAAGAACAGGCAATCGGGGCGGGAATTTCGCTATCCCCTCCCGCTCCCGGTTGCCGACCAAAATACGCGCATGAATTTCAATACCGGACAATATCGGGTAACAACGCAGCCAGCAACCGAACCGCTGACACTGACAGAGGCAAAATTGCACCTGAAGGTAGACACGACTGCGGACGATGATTTGATAACGGCGCTTATTACAGCGACCCGGCAATCAGTTGAACGGTATTGTAATTCTGCTTTGATCACGCAGACGATAACGGAAAAATACGACTGCTTCACATCGCGTGGTTTCCGGCTTTCAGTTTCCCCGGCGATTGCAATTTCTTCCGTTTCCTACACCGATTCAGCCGGAACAAACCAAACCCTGAGCACCGACATCTACGGGCTTGACAATTACAGCCGTCCGGCGCGGGTATTCCTGAAGGAGAACCAGCAATGGCCACAAACGCGAGTGGAGCCCAACACAGTAACGGTAGTTTACACCGCCGGGTATGGGGCCGCGTCCGACGTTCCTGGGCCAATCAAAACCGCAATGAAATTGATGCTTGCTGACCTGTACGAAAACCGGCAAGATTCAGCACGTACAATGCCGTCCGCATCGCAGCGCATTTTAGACCCGTACCGAATCAACTATTTCTGATGGCAAAGGCTACCAATGAGCATATCGGGCAAATGCGGGAACGGATTGCGATAGAGCGATTCACGGCAAGCCAAAACGCGACGGGCGAAGAAACGGGAAGCTGGGCAACGCTTTCAACGGTTTGGACAGCCGTAAAGTACAATTTGACGGGTTCAGATGAAGAACAGTTGTCGGAGAAGAAAACAGCAATTACATCAACAGTTTTTCGCATCCGATACAATACCTCAGTAATCCAGAAAGACCGGATTCTATACCGCTTAGAGTACTTCGACATTTTGAGTATTACGCATGATCCGGGGCGGGTTTATACCACACTGGAAGCAAAATTAAGGGAGTGATGGAAGTTGATTTTCAGGTAACCGGAACAGAAGCAACAATCGCCGCAATGCGCAGCGTATTGGCATCGGTTTCCGGCGCTGAAAACAGACTGAAAATTGCACGGGCCGGGGTTCCTTTTATTCAGGACGCAGCAAGGGCATCGGCTCCGATTTTCAAAGGACCAACGGGTGAGCATTATTTGTACGACACGCCCAAACTCTTGAAAAGGCTAAGGGCGCCAAATGGTCAGGGCCGCATTAAGACGATTTATCGAGCCGGTAACACGGCGGTAGCTATACAAGACCTGAGTACACGCCGGGTAAAGATTTCAAAGGCCGGGGTTGCGGTTGTCGGGCCATTGATTCGACGCAGCAAAGCAAAAGGGCCACTTGGCACAACTGAAGGCAATGCGGATGCCTGGTATGCGCACATGATCTACGGATCAGCAAAAGCCTTCGGGCAAAAAGTGATGCAAAAGGCGCTCACCGCAGGCGGTACGCATGCACTGAACGCAATGGAACGGGTTGCGCTCCGAATGATGGAATCAGAAGCCATAAAACAGGGACTTAGATGATCGGGAAAAGTATATACACACTACTGACCAACGACGCTACATTTGCGGCGCTTGCGGGCCTGCGTGTATATCCTACGACCGTTCCACAAAATGCGGTTTTCCCGTATGCAGTCTATACTGTAACCGGAACCAACCCAATGAACCAAAAGGACGGGGTTTCGCCACTTGATGAGGTTTTTGTGCAACTGGATATGTATTCTTCCCTGTACCTGACATCGCAATCAATGGCCGACGCAGCACGGGCGGCACTGGATCGGGAACGGGGTACAGTTGAAGGGGTTGCTATTGATCGGTGTGTTTTTGAAGGACAACAGGATGGCGATTTTGACCCGCAATTAGGTGTGTATTGGGTTTCGCAGGACTACCGTTTTCGGGTGAAATTGGTTGGAACTGTACCGTCTGACGCTGTTTTTTTCCGGGAACCGTTCACGAATGTAGTTGACAATACCGTGACAGTAACGGTCAACGGAGGGGTTTTGCCGGTCAACGTGGCTGCGATTTCGGTTTTCGTGAATGGCGCATACACCAGCAATTTCACAGTATCGGGAAGCGATATTGAAATAGGATTCGACATTTCCCCAACTGACGTAGTTACGGTTTCTTTCTTCATATCCGATTCAATACAGCCATTTGCTCAAAACTTCACCGGCATTTCGGGGACAACAGTAACGGTCACGGCAAACAGCGGTGTACTTCCGGCAGACAGCGCAGCAATTACGGTTTACCTGAATGGCCAACAAACGAACGAATGGACAAAATCAGGGAGCAATATAATTTTCGATTACTCATTGTTTCCGACTGATGTGGCGACAGTGAAATTCATAATCTACTAACATGGAAGTGCGATTTATAAAGGATTACGACGGGCCTTTTGGTAAATGGGTAACGAATCAGCGTCCCGACATCATCAAACACCGCGCCGCTGAATTGATCCAAAGAGGCTTTGCGGTTCCCGGCAACGGCAAACCATTTGAAGCCCAACAGACCGCCGACATGGTAAGGGAGACAAAAGAAGCAAACCAGCAACCGATTGTGGTTGTGGTTGAAGATAATTCTCAAACTACGCCCGAAAACGGCGGCAAAACTAAAAAAGCATGACATCGGGAGTATTAAACGGAACTGATTTCCGCCTGTATTTGGGCGGTGTGGCCATTGGCCGGGCAACGAATTGCAGCATGGAAATGACCGCCGAAATCCGAACCATTTTGGATAAGGATTCGCCGGGCGCTGGTTGGCAGGAAGGTAGCAGGGGCGTGAAATCCGCTACACTTTCCACGACTGGTTTTATGGCTTTTGATACGGCCAACAAAAAAGTATCTGAAATCTTTACCCTGTTCAACGCTGGCACGGTATCGGTTTGCCGCTTCACAACGGAAGAAACAGGTGACACGTACTGGGAAGCATCGGTAATCGTCAACTCGATTAGCCTGGGCGCTCCTGTTGAAGATAACGTGACGTA